AAAGTATGGGTTTAGGCACTCGTGAACTCCGTAAACTTCGCCAACTTCCTAGTGAAACACAAGAATTAATCATCAACAGTGAAAGCGTTGATTTAAACGACAAAGAAGCGATTAAAGAACTGATTGAAGACGAAGCCTTTAAACATGCCACTGAACTTGCTGAAGCTAAAAAGCGTGCCGAAGACGCCGAAGAAACCGTTGAAGCGGTACGTGAAAACTCTGCCGTAAAACAGCAAGAGCTAGACCAAGCCAAAGAACGTGAAGCTAAACGCCGCTTTAGCCAAGAGCCTTGGAAACATCAAACCATAGAATTGGCGCAGGGCATGTTACAAGCCCGTGTCTTAGTTGAACAAGGTGTAAACCAACTTACTGAAATATTTCAACAAATTACTGCTGTTGAATCAACACTTGATGAAAAAGCCATTAATTACTTAGCTCGTAGCATTTTCAGTGAAGCCACCAACGTTAATGACTTGGTTTATAACTTAACCAGTGAAGTATCTGGCTTGCTTAGTACTAATTTTAAAGCCGACGTTGATGCTGTTGACGTATTAGAAGAACTTAGCGAAACAAGCGAATAGCATTAATAGTTAGGGAATGATTCATGATTTCAGAACAAGCAAAAATTGATTTGATTGGGTTTGGCAAAAAGTTACAACAAGCCAAACATGGTGAAAAATCTAACATTGTTAAAAAGGCTCTGAGCCACTTTGGTTGGTCTAGCCATCATACGCTTTACCGTGAGCTTAATAAGCTAGGTTGGACTAGTGGCAAACAACAGCGAAAAGATGCAGGCAGCACTAGCCAAGATGAACAGTCGTTATTAATGCTTGCAGCCATGAGTAAAACTAGTGCTAGAGCTAATGGTAAAACATTAATGGAAACCCCTAACGCTATTAGCGTACTAAGTCAAAATGGCTTTACCTTTAAAAGCCCTAGCACAGTGAACAAATTGTTAAGAGATCGCAGCTTAACCGCAAAACAAATGAAACAAGACACAACGCATGGTCATTTTAGAACAGAACACCCAAACCAAGTTCATTTGGTTGACCCTTCATTATGTGTACTTTATTACCCACCGGGTAGCACTAAGGGTATGCGAGTTCAAAAGTATACAACGGCAGCTGAGCAATACAAAAACAAGCCTGAGATGCTTGAAAAAATTAAAAATTTGAGAGTTTGGCGCTATGTCATGGTTGATCACTTCAGTGGTTTAGTCACTGTAAAATATTATGAATGCGCCGGTGAAAGCCAAGAAATATTATATGACTTTTTAATTTGGGCATGGGGCAAAATGTCAGGCTCACCTTTTCACGGTTTACCACGCACCATGTATTGGGACAAGGGGAGCGCGAACACCAGTAAAGCAATTAAATATGCATTGAATTGTTTAAGCGTTGAAAACATTGCCCATACTACACATTTAGCTCGGGCTAAAGGCGCTGTTGAGCAAGCAAACAACTTAGTTGAAAAATTACTTGAAGGCCGTTTGTTATTTGAGCCAGTAAACAGTGTTGAAGAGCTTAATGCAATAGCAGTGAAATGGCAAAACGCCTATAACGCCGATTTAATACCTAACTACAATGCTAAGCATAATCGCCACGGTTTAGCGCGTACTGATGCATGGCTTAAGATCATGCAACCTGAATTCATTCAACATTTACACGAATTACCAGCTGCTGATTATTGTCGTTATATATTCACCCATGAGCCAGTATTACGTACAGTGTCTGGTGAGTTAGAAATAACCTTTCGACACCCCGTAGCTAAAAAATCATTAACTTATAGTGTCGCTGAAATCGACGGTATTTATGCTAAACAGAAGGTTTTAGTTAATCCTATTGTGCTTGGTGATGACGCAAGAGTATTGGTTACTATCGCACAGCCGTTAGGTGATGACATTAAATGTGAGCTTGCACCTGTGCTGTTTAATGAAATGGGCTTTAGAATTGATTCACCTGTATTTGGTGAAGGTTTCGACACTAAGAAAGACTCTGTTGTTGATACTAATCAAAAAGCACTAGACAGGGTTGCTTTCCCTAACATGTTAGATGAAGAAATAGAAAAAGCTAAAGCGAAAAAAGCCACACCATTCAATGCGCAAATTGATGCTCTTAGCCACATAAAAAATATTGATTTGCCTACTGCGATAACGCCTAAAGGTAGCAAGCTTGATTTACCAACTGAGTTTGTACCAACCGAAGCTAAACCACTTTCACCTCTTAAATTGAAACGCGCTGTTATGAATGCATTAGGTCGTGATTTAGAGCCAAAAGACATTGATGTATTAGCGCAGTACAAAGCCGTTTTTGTTGAAGATATTCCAGGCATTGTTGACGAGCTATTAAACAACAAAGCACCTGTATTGAAAGTAGTAAACACTTAATAAATAAAAGATAAGGAAATAGCCATGTACCAGTCAGAGAAAAGTTTAATGGTGAGAACATTAAAAGCGCACGGTATTAATCAGTTAGATGTTGTTGCTGATATGAATGCCCATGGTGTGCATATTTCTAAAACCTCATTGCTTAATTTTATTCGGTATGAGCAGTGGCCAACAAGAACAAATCCTAAAGCAATTCGTGAATGCTTTACTCGTTTATTGGGTAAAGAAAACCAAGGGGAAATAGAAAAAATGCTTAAAGCAGCACCAACCGTTGTTAATGCGACAGCCGCTTATCAAGTACTGCCGTTATTAGCAAAATATGATTTACAACAAGCCGATTTACGTAGAGCGATGGAAGACACCGGCGTTAAGCTTTCACCCTCTGCTGTAAGTCAATTGTTACGTCATGGCACCTGGCCAAAAACGATAGAAGCTGAATTGATTAAAGCCGCTATTGAAAAGTTTATGAGCGAGTACGTAACCACTAATGAACTGATGACCATGTGGCATGAAACTAAAACTAAAAAAGGGAAAACCAAAATAACAACAATAAAAAAAACAGAACAACCCACTTTAATTTTTGAACAACCGGAGCGCGAAATGCTTTATCAAAAAACAATGAGCCACTTTAAGTTAACCCGTCACCCCTTTGAAAACGAAGTACATAGTATTGATGATTTATTTATGAGTCAGTCACAACGTAGAGTACGCGAAAGCATGGTACAGGCCAGTTTAAACGGTAGTATTTTAGCCGTTACGGGTGAGTGTGGTGCAGGTAAAACCGAGTTACGTAAGAGCTTTTATGACTATGCCAATAAACATCATCCTGAGTTACTCATTATTGAGGCAATGGTTATTGATAAAAAGCGTTTAACAGCCGCAATGATTTTTGATGCTTTAGCTGAAGAGCTACAAATAACTAGCATGCCAAATGGGTTAGAAAACCGTGCACGTAAAGTTGAACGCGCTTTAAAGCAAAGTGCTAAAGCGGGTAATAAGCATGTATTGGTTATTGAAGAAGCTCACGATTTAAGTAATGCCGCGGTTAAACATTTAAAACGTATTTGTGAGTTGAGTGACGGTTTTAATCGTTTGGTTAGCGTTATTTTAGTAGGCCAACCAGAGCTTGAGGCAAAACTTAGTTTGTCTAACTTTGATATTCGTGAATTCTCTTATCGCTGCAACATTATGACTATGCAACCCCTTGGGCCATCAGTTACTGATTACATTGCCCATAAGCTTAAACGCTGCAATGTAGATTTTTCTAAAATCATTACGCCTGATGCTATTGAAGCTATTAAAAAGCGCTTACAAGGTGTTGTGCAATACGGCATCACTAAAAGCAATGGTAGTAAAGATATGACTTACCCGTTAATGGTGAACACGCTTTTAGTTAAGGCTATGAATGAAGCAGCTAGTGCATGTGAGCCGGTAATTACCGCTGAGTTAATTGGCGAGATCAAATAATTAATTTTTAACTGAGGATATTAAAATGAGTACAGCAATAGCAGAGCAATCAGAAGTAGATAATCAAGAGCCTGAATTTTTTGTAAATAGCCGAGGCTTTAAAGTGCCTAAAGAGCAAATGGCACCTCAAGACATTTTAAAAAATGAAATGGTGATGAAGCATATTGCCAGGGCTAAAGAATTAAGCAAAATGCATGACGAATTTAAGCGCCAAGTGTTTAGTGATGTTCAAGACTTTATTGCTTTATTAGCGGATCACTACGACGTGGAAGTTAAGCAAGGTAAAGGCAATGTAACGCTAACGAGTTTTGATGGTAAATCGCAAATAAAAGTAGCTATTGATGATGTGATCACCTTTGGCCCCGAAATTGATTTAGCTAAGCAATTAATCAATGAAGTAGCTGAAGAACTACTTGGTGACAAAGAAGACGATCAGCTTTTGAACGCTATTATCACTGATGCTTTTCAAGCAGACAAAGAAGGTAATTATAACAAAAGCCGTATTTTATCTTTACGCCGTTATCGTAATTACAGCGACATGGAAAAATGGAAACAAGCAATGGAAGCATTAGACGACGGCATTATTGCAGGCTCAACTAAAACTTATATTCGTTTTAGTCAACGTAATGAATATGGTGCAAGCGTGCCAATAGCTCTCGCTAGTAAGAGTTTATAAATCCCTACCGTGGGCGTTCGGCATGCTGACTTATTAGCTTTTGTCCATTATGCAATGTTGTAGCGTATCTCAGTGAATAAACGTCTAGCCGGGTTTTAAACATCCCTCCAATTGGTAACTACGCCAAAGGTGACAAAGTAGGATCCCTTAAGCCCCTTAACTGGGGCTTTTGGGTGCCAGACTATTAATAACTAGAGAGAGTGTTATGAGTAAATGCAAATGTTTTGAAGAGAGTTTAGACAAAGTAAAAACACACATTAAAGAAAAACTTGGTGAAGGTGTAACTGAGTTTAATGCTAACTGGAAAGACTATTCATATTTTATTAGTGGTGGGGATCATATCCCTGTAAATCCTAAAGTTGAATACGAATATAGAGGCGTTAAAAAAGACGGTTCATCTAAAGCTAAATTAACAAAAGATACTATCTCTATATTTGCTAGGTTTTGCCCTTTTTGTGGACGAGATACACAAAAAGAAATTTCAAATGAACAAGGTGAAAGCTAATGTCTGCAAACGTAACTATAAGTTGTGATGGTCATGGCTGTAATAACGTGATTGATAACAACGGCTTTAGTGATGATGTTCAACAACTTATTGAATATCATCATTGGCATAACGACCCAACTACAGATGAATTTCATTACTGTGACTTTTGTTGGACTACGGTTAAAACTGAATATGATGAAGTAGCTAGGGATAAGGAGCTTGATAATGCATAAAATTTATAGACCTAAATCTTGGTATATCAAATTAATTCATATTGCAAAGAGCCAGCTGCAGCTTGACGATGATTTGTATAGAGCAAACCTCAAAGAATTAACCGGTAAAAGCAGCTGCTCTAATATGACTATTCCTGATTTGGTTAAAGTACTTGAACACATGAAAAAATCAGGTTTTAAAGTCAGCGCTAAAAAGAAAGCAAAATTAACAGGTGCTCATGCAAAGTTGTTTTCACTTTGGCAAGAAATGGCTGATGCAGGTTTTGTTAAAGACCGCTCTTATACTGCTTTAGAAAAATGGGCGAAAGCTAACTGCAAATCAACCAATAACGGCGTGCCGGTAACTAAACTTGAGTGGTTTACAAAAGGTATGTTTTATCAAGCAATAGAGCAGTTAAAAAAATGGCAAAAAAGAGAAGGTAATAAAGCAAGGAATATTGAAGCATGAAGTTAGCCCGTTGCCCAAGCTGTCATGGTCACTTGAATTTAGATACGCTGGTACAAGACAGTAGCGCTAAATCTTTATTGGCTGTAGTAGCGAAATTACCGCCAAAACTAGCGACTAATGTAATAGGTTATGTTGCACTTTGGCGTCCTGAAAAATCTGATCTTAATAATGCTAGGGCTGTGAAATTAATTAATGAAGTACTCGAGCTGTCAGACAATCAGCAAGCATTAAATGCAGCTTTAGAGCAAACTTCATTAACTATTCAAGCCAAGCGTCAAACGGGTATATTTCAACCCTTCAAAAATCATAGTTATTTAAATCAGGTATTAAAAACGATGGAAGAAAAATTCTATCACCCAACAGCTAATGCTACTAAAACAAAAGATTCACAAGCCCAGGTTAAAAACTTCTACCAAGAAAGCAAAGAAGTTAATGATGCAATGTTTAAAAAAATTCAAGATCAATATAAGGTGAAAAAGTAATGAGCTTACCTGAACGTTCTGCCGGTTTCTTAATGTCTACTATGCTTCATCTTGAAACACAGCTAATAAGTTGTGGTATTAATAAAGATATGGCTGAAAAAATATCTCATAGTACTGTTGATCATTTAAGAAAAGATTATGGAGGAGAGCATATTTATTTCCCTAAAGGGAAAGAGCTTGATGCTATATTTAAGCACCTTGAAATATATAAGCGTTGGAATGGTCATAATCAAGTTGAGCTAGCAAAAGAGTTCAATATAACGGTACCGTCAATTTACCGCATATTAAAGAAAGCACACAAAAAAGAAATAGACAAACGCCAAAGCAAAATGGACTTTTAATGAGTTCATCAATGGATAAGTATTGGGAACTTGGACGACTGGCTTGGATAAAGGGTGAAACAATTGATAGCTGTAGACTTAGAAATAGCGATAAAAAACTTTCATGGATGCGATGCTTTAAACAAGCACATCATGAATGCTTACCTTTAATAGATACACCAGATAAAAAAACAACCTAAAGCAGTAAACAAAAATATCGAAAGACTCAGAAATATACTTAAATCCAACACAAAAAATAAAGACTAAATAATTTTCACTATATTAAAATCATTTTCAAATACTCAATCATTCAATTCCGTACAATTTCACAAAATTTCACACTTTTCTCTGTTTTCTTATATTCTTTTCTCTCTCTGTATCAAACAGTTGGCTTCCGCTCGTGCCTCGCAGATTTTAGCCAACTATTATCAGCCGCTTAATGTGGCGTTATATTACTTAAGGAGTTAAATTGGACTTTTCTGCCGAATTTCATAATATACAAGGATCTGTTGTAAACGTGCTTGCTCTTGATGCACAGAATAATGCAGTATCTTCAGGAAGTGGAACAATAATTGGAGGTGGGAACTATGTACTTACGTGTGCTCATTGCATCATTCCAAATACAACAACAGTTGCAAGATTTTCTGGCCAAAATAATGGTCAAATTGGTAACGTAATATTTATAGACCAACAAGTAGATGTTGCAGTTATTCAATTTCAAAATAATTTAGGTCCATCAGCTACACTACGAGCATCTTCAAGCGTTAAAATCGGACATGAAGTATTTGCAGTAGGTTTTCCAAATAACATATCACAGATTACAGCCTTATCAGGCAATGTTGCAGGCTTTGAACCTAATAATAATTATAATTACATCCGCATTGATGCATCTGTAAATCATGGTAATTCAGGTGGCCCATTGTTCAACTCAAGTGGCGAAGTAATTGGTGTAGTTAATGCCAAACATGGTTCTTTATCTAATTTTTTGCAGCAAGTTCAAGCTGCACAGCCAGGTGCTAGCATGTCTATTGGGGGAATTAACCCAATTCAAGTTATTCAGCAACTTATTGGTGAAATGCAAAAAAACTTAAATCTCGGTATTGGCTATGCCATTCCAATCGATCATATAGGTACTTTAAATCCTGTAGTAAGTGGTGCGATTCAAACGTAATATAACAAGTCGTTTAAAAGGACAAAAAACAGTTGGCTTTTGCTCCTTCGTCGCTAATTTTAGCCAACTATTTTGTTGCCTCTTAACGAGGCGTTATACGCAAATAGAGCATTTCACTAAATTAAATTTGTGTATATAAGTTTGCAGGTGTGTTTTTTCATCTCAAACAGTTTGGTACACTTTCATAGCACTTTTGGCGAAACACCTTTGGTTAGGTTTTTAGCTAGTATTATTTATCTCAATCGTTACTTCGTTTGAGCAGGGCAAAGGATTGTTCATTCATTTCTTTGCATTATTTTAGGTTGGGCGTAATTGTTTAGCTTTGTATTCTTAACAAGCTAATGTAATAGCGTCTAACAAGTTGCTTAACAGGACAAAATACAGTTTGCTGTTGCTCGTGCCTCGCACATTTTAGCAAACCATATTTTGCCCATTAGCAAAGCGTTATAAGGCCAGAAAGAATGGAGTCTTTTAAACTAGATAAGCATATTTGGACTCAAGATGATTTCAAGTATATGGGGTGGCATGATGCGACGATTTGGTCATCCTTCGCTAATACAGAAGAGTATGAGTTTTCCTTTGATCTAGATTACATTTTCAAATGGGTTGATCCTATAGGCGAAGAGAAGTATTTCAAATTCTGGGTTGCTCCTGTAACGATGGTTTTCGAAAATGTATCAGATATAAAATTTGATATTGAATCTAGGCAAGGTGATATTGAAATTGCCAATTTACATATGGAAAACCCAAAATTAACTCCCAATGGAAAATTTACCGAATATACGTTTAGGTTTGAATGCCAAGAAGGGATAATCACTCTTCAAGCTACGGGATACAATATGTATGTTAGGCAAACTCCAACATTGAGCAAGTCTCAAAGTTTAGAGCTAGATGTGCGCGGTGGTGTAAATTTTGGTAAGGTGCTCAAGGCCTTATAACAAGGCAATTAAGCAGGAAAATTTACAGCTGGCTGTTTTCACTGCGTTCAACATTTTAGCCAGCTATAAATTTCCTCTTATTGAGGCGTTATATAGCACAAGGAGGTTAGGTGAATATCGTCAATAATATCGAAAACTCTTTTTATCCTGAGGTTTATTCCCAATCAGTTCCGACTAGTGCAGATTTGAGTTTATGCTTGTTGAAAAAGACTCAATTAGCTAAATATGTTTTAGCTGTTAAGGATTTTGATTCTAACCTAGATATTAAAACTCAAATCGCAAACGTTCGTAAATCAATTAAGCAGCAAACCTCAGCAATGTGGTTGTTTAAAGAAATTGGAGCTTACATTGTACTTGTTTGCGATGAGCTTCCTGATATAGCAGAGCCTCAATTAGAAATAGATCGTTCTGGCTTTCACGCAGTTATCGTCCAAGGTGTTCATTTAGTTTCAAAATCAGGCGCTCATTTGTTTAATCATAGTAAATGGTTAAATAAATCCTTCGGTGGCACAGAAAGTATTTCTTCTAGGTTGGTGAGTAGTGCAATATAACAAGCTAATAAACAAGGACAAAAAACAGTTTGCTGTTTTCGTTCCTCAACATTTTAGCAAACAATTTTTTGCCTGTTATTAGGGCGTTAGTTGCCGCAACTTGTTCTTGTTAAATTTATTTGCAAATAGTGGCATTTAATCTAAAAATTTAGCGCTTGTTTCCGTTCTTTTTTGTGGTAGGTTTAGTGCTATAAAATTT